ATAACGCTCACTGTGACCATTATCACATACTTCTAAGACTATGACAGGTCTGTGCTTTTTGATAGTTTCTATCCCACCCCTAAGTGCATACAATTCATACCCCTCTATATCCAAATGAATTAAATCTATTTCGTTGAACTTTATATCATCAATTTTCAATATAGGCATATTTACCTTTGATTCAACCACCAATAGGTTTTCGGGTAACTCCTTCTTGGTTTTAACATGAATACTCCCAGTATCCATGATTTCTAATGGATTTTGTATAGCTGTCATTCCATGTGTATCCCCCAAACACGCTTGAAACTTTACAATATTATTGCATTGGTCGGTGTTTAATACCAAACACGTCATATTAGTATTATCAGGTTCAAATGTATACACATTCTCGTAATGCTTGGCATATTCTAATGTATATACACCACAATTACCACCTGCTTGGAGAACTGTACCCTTCCTTTTTACATACGTATTGACTTCCGATATAACAGGTTTAACTGTTTTTACTAAATGTGGGAATGAAAACCTATCCACATCTGGCCAATAATATTCAACCCCATTAATATCATCTTTTCTCAAAGAATAGTTTTTCGTATTTGATTTATTGAGCCAATGTCCACCTAATTTTTCTTTAACTTCTTCACGTTTTTGTTTTAATGTAGCCATTACTCTTTTTTATGTTTACATCTTTAACCATTAAATACATATGCCTCATCTAAACCGTTATCGTCTTCAATTTCGTATGTTGCACCGAAAAAATAAGCCCATTCGGATAACAATTTAGATTGTCCCGAAATATTGGTTTCCTTTTTTGTACACAAACCAGTTACATAGTCATTTACTACTCTACATACTTCATCAATGTGAACATAGGAAAACAACTTATCCTTTTTTATAATAACATGCTTCTCATTTTTACAAACTGCACTAAATCTAGTAGGGAGTTCACCGGGACCATAACAACCCCAAATTCGTAAAATGTGAGCGTCGTCAATCTTATGAATACGTTTATCTATAATCCATTTAGAAAGACCATACGGGTCAATAGGTGGATTTCCTCTAAGAGATGCACCACTTGAAAAATACAAAAGTTTACCTTTAAAAGATCGTGCAACATTTTCAAACATTGTAATGTTATTAAATGTTGTACCTGAACTTTTCTGATCTATACTCGCCGCACAATGAACAACGACGTCAAAACTGTTTCTATCAAAAAAAGACTCAACTTCAGATTGTTTTGTAAGGTCTAAATCTTCACGACTTACACCTATCCAATCTGGATATTTTGACAGTATATTTTTACCAATGAAACCTGTTGATCCCAAAACGCAAACACGCACGGGTTTGACAAAATGATTAACAAACTCTTGTATTCTCTCTGTAAAACTTTTAGAGGGTTTCCAACCCAAAGACTTTATTAAGTTTGGAGGGGCGTCTTGAATTCCAGTTCTACCAGATACATTTTCCTCTACAAGTTCATAATCAAAATTAGGTATATTCATTGCACTAGCCAAATACTTTAAGAATTGTAAATTGGTAATGTAATCATGCGTGGTATTGTAAATTTTACCGGGTGGTTGGTCTAATATAAAAAGAACCATGTCAGCTACATCATATATAGACGTCCACCTCTTCCCCAATATTTCACCGTTGTGTGTGTGAAGTGTAAATTTTTCTTTATTCATTAATTTTTTCAATGCAATCATAGGAAATCTTTCTTCTTGACAAAACTTACCAAATGTGTTATTGAGTCTTACGATTGAACACGGGACGCCGTAACTTGAATGATATGCCTGACATATTTGTTCACCCGAATATTTAGTGGCTCCGTACATGTTTATAGAAGAACACATATCATCTTCTAGACACATTCCATTCTTTCCATAAACTTCAACTGAACTAAAATAAATAAAATGTGACACGCCGTGTTGTCTAGCTATTTCAAGGGTTTTTACAGTTTCCATAATATTGTCATTCACAGCTCCAATTGGATTTTCTATACACGATAAAGAACTTGGATTTCCTGCGATATGCAGTATAACATCAATATGAACATCTGAATTCCAAACATAAACTCTTTCTTTCAGATCCATCATTTCCAGTCTATCATTATCTTTGTGTGGGCGTTTGGTATAATATACACACCAATCTGTCGTGTTTAGGATGTACTCAATCATAGAAGCCCCTACAAAACCTCGTGCACCTGTAACTAAAACAGTTTTCATCTAGTTTAAAGACTACAGTATTCTTTAAACAAATGCCCAAGAAAGTTTGGTATGCACCCAACAAATTTGAGTCATATGGGGAGGAAGAAATTAAAGCCGTTGAGGCTTGCTTGCGCGATGGCTGGCTCGCTGGCTTTGGTGATCGTACTGTGGAGTTTGAGAAGAGAGTGGCTGACCTATTCGGAAAGAAACACGGACTCTTTGTAAACTCTGGAAGTAGCGCAATCCTTTTAGGTCTTTGTGCCCTTAATCTTCCAAAAGGGTCCGAAGTTGTCACACCCGCGTGTGGATTTGCCACAACCGTAGCCCCATTGCTTCAACTTGGTCTCAAACCTGTGTTTTGTGATGTTGGCCTCAATACATATGTGCCAAGTGTTGAAGACCTCAAGAAGGTAGTCACACCAGAGACTAAGTGTCTTCTTCTCCCCAATCTAATTGGAAATGTACCAGATTGGCCCGCCATCCGAGAAGCTTTCCCAGATCTAATTCTTTTTGAGGATTCAGCGGATACTATTACTCACACATATTGCACTGATATAAGCACTACAAGTTTTTATGCTAGTCACGTCATCACCGCTGGTGGTATTGGTGGTATGGTGATGTTTAACGATGAAGAACATCTCAAAAGAGCCCTCATGTTTAGGGACTGGGGACGCATCGGTGACAATATTGAGGAACCCAGTGAGCGATTTAACCATTCAGTTGATGGTATCCCATATGACTGGAAGTTTCTATATGGTGTAGCAGGTTATCACCTTAAGGCTTGTGAAATGAACGCAGCTTTTGGTCTCGTACAGCTTCACAAACTTGAGAGCTTTTTACGAAAGAGGCGTGAAAACATTAAGAGATATCTAGAAAACCTAAAGGATTGTCCCTACTTTACACTTCCCGATGACTCTCAAATTCCAAACTGGCTTGCAATTCCACTCCAGTGCCCCGATCGTTTAGAGATTGTTAAGTATCTGGAAGAGAATGATGTACAGACACGTGTAACCTTTGCGGGTAATATCACGAGACATCCAGCGTTTCGTGAGTACTTGGGTGAGTTTGAGAATGCCGACAAAATTATGAAGGATGGCTTCCTATTGGGTGCCCACCACGGTCTAGACCTTGAAGATGTGGATCGTGTGTGTAATTTACTTAAAACATTTGCGGCTACTAAAGTAAATGCCTAATGCATTAGTAACAGGAGGATGTGGTTTCATTGCATCCAACTTTATAAATAGTATGCATGAACGCTACCCAGATATAACGTTTGTGAATATTGATAAATTGGATTATTGTTCCAACGTGGATAATGTAAAGGAAAATGCATCTGTATTATTTGAAGGCTCCTTGTGTAATCCTGAGTTTGTTGAAAAGGTTGTAAACTTTTATAAATTTGATTATGTATTTCACTTTGCAGCACAAAGTCATGTAGACAATTCATTTGTTGACCCTATAAGTTTTACGATGGATAATACTTATGGTACACATGTACTCATTGAGATGTGTAGAAAGTACATACCAGATGTTGAATTTATCCATTTCAGTACAGATGAAGTTTATGGTGAATCCGTGACGGATGAACCTTTTACAGAGGAAAAGGGTGTTTTAAAACCAACGAATCCATATTCAGCGTCCAAGGCAGCTGCAGAGATGCTTATCAGATCTTACATTGAATCTTTCAATATGAACATCAAAATAATTAGATGCAACAACGTCTATGGACCAAATCAATATCCAGAAAAACTTATTCCAAAGTTCAAGAGACTTCTTAGGGAAGGTAAAAAGTGTACCATCCACGGTAAGCGGTCATCTGAAATTAAACGCGCGTTCATGCATGTGGATGACGTTGTAAATGCTGTTGATGTAGTATGGAAGAGGGGTTCTAGAGGAGAGATATACAACATCGCATCCGATGATGAGATATCTGTCATGGACGTTACAAAAATGATTATCAAAACTATCACAGGTACAGAGGATTATGATAAATGGATTACATATGTAGAAGATAGACCTTTTAATGATAGTAGGTATTACATATGTGCCAACAAACTTAAGTCCCTAGGTTGGAAACAAACCAAAACACGCGGTGATCTAGAGAAGTTTTTGAGTGTTTAAAGATAAAGTCAATCATACACATATAATGACATTCTACCTCCCAGAATCTATGGGATGGGGTAATGTTGCTCTATGTTTATCAGACCTGGTACACAGATCACCCAATCCACGTGCTTACAAGTCCCTCTTAGATGTGGATAGAGGTGTTGAGTTCCATGATTTTGAAATTACAGATGATCCAAATGAAGAAAAGTTTGAACCACGTATTGCGATTAATCCTGGCTATTTTCATCAAGTTCATTCCAATCTTAATAGAATTATTAAACCCACAAAAGAACTCCAGGAAATGATTGATCAGCACCCACATGATTTTGTAATAGGTATGCACATTCGTCGTGGAGCGTGTTCCCAAGATTCGAAGGATATAGGTTGTCACGGTAAAGATGAAAATGGAAAAATTAAACCAGCATACTTTGCTAAGGATAGCGCCATCGAAAAGTTTATCAAGATTGTTGAACACACGACGGGTAAAATATTTCTAGCGAGTGATAGTCGGGAAATTAAGGACATGTTCAAGAAACGTTTTCCGGACAAAATTGTAACTCTTGAGCATGACATAGTACTCACATACAAATGTGACACACTCAAGAACTACGATGTTACGCGAGAGCAAAGACTTGCATGCTACATTGATTGGTTCTTACTTGCTAGATGTAAAGAGTTATATATAACGGCTGGTAATAATGACCTAACCGATTTGTCCACGTTTGGATATAGCGCGGGAGCATATGGGCGATCAAATATTCATTTTGTTTTCAATTAACTCGAAATCTAAAATATTTAGGCGATGATCGTGGTCATCATTTAAAATATATTTGACATTCTTGATATCTACCTTCTTTCCGTAAAGTTCGTAAAACTTATCTTCAACCTTCTTCTTTTTTTCTTCAAACTTTTTGAAATCCTCCAAAAGTTTGTTGAAGTCAATCTTGGGTAGATTCTGGTAGTTTTGAACATAAGCCATCCAATTTGAAGGTTTTCTAGTGTGATGATCCAATGTACTAAATTTTTCTAAATCAGAAGTTTGATGTAAAATTGGTAAGTTTAAAAGTGGTCTTTTACTAGACATCATAAATCCATGAAATACAATGTCAAGAGCTTCATCAACGTTTAGGTTTGCCATAAGTTCATTTGCAAATCTTAGAGTGCACCACCAACCTTCACAACCACCATTATTGGGCAATTGATAAACGCCACCTAATTGAGGTTTTAGATGAAAAAAAGGTGATGTCCCAAGATTGATGAATTGATTATCACGAACATCGTCCGGAACACTTTCAAAATATTTTATCCAGTCTGTGTGAAATGTAACGTCATCGTCTAAAAGTAAAGCATCATCAATTTTCTCATCAATCATTGTTTTAAAAATTGTAAGATTCTTAACCATATTGCTTGTCAACTTGAGACCGTATGGAAGATTTAGTTTAACATTAATCCATTCCACAAATAAATGATCGTGATTGTAATCCTCAACCCAACGAATGTCTTTGATGGGCACTCTCTCCTTGAGATGTTCCTCTAAGAAGACCTTTCTCTCAGGTGCCAGGTTTGGACAATGTCGGATGAACGCAACTTCGGGTATCTTCATATATCGAAACTATAATAATTTCTATAAGTATAATAAACATGGCTGACTTAACCAATACTATGCGAGCATCCAGGATGTACAACAACGCCAAGGCGATTGCCTCTGGTAAAGTTGACCTTGAGGTGTCTTGGGGTACCGTTGGTGGTATTCTCCTCCTCGGCTTCTTCTACATGGTGACCGCCTCCATCGGTATTAACGTCTTCTCCAAGTGTGATTCTATGAAGGGTAAACCTATCCAGGAGAACCTCAACAAATACCTCGCGGCAACCCTCACCATCGCCCTCACTATCCCCTTTACCCTCCTCATCACCAAGCTTGCCAACAACGAAGCGGGTATTTTCATGATCATCTATTCCATCATGGGTCTCATCGGTGGCGCAGCGGCTCTCAACTGGACCCTCAAATGCCCTGACGCCAAGGAGGCTGAGAAGGGCTATTCCGCGTTCAGTGTCGTTTTCTTTACCATTACTCTCCTCGCTTCTGCCTACGTCTTGAAGCCTAAGGCTATGGCCCTCTCCCGCAGTATGACCTCCGGTATGGGCGGTGGTGGATTGACCAGATCTCTCGGATTTAAAAAGGCTTAATTAGGTAGAGTGAAGGATGAAACCAATAGTTATAAATATATACATTCTCATGATGCTCGTGTCGTACGTGATACGTAGGACAGGAACATTAACAATGAATGAAAAAATTAAAATAATAGATTTTTTGGGTTACATGGCACTCAATCCTAATAGAGTGGTGAATCCAAGCATGGCAAGCCTACCATTCTTAAGCTCAGCTTCAGGTGTGAATGACCAGTACTCCTCCTTACCAAAGTCCTTGAGTGTAACAAGAGAACCTACGGCCAGTGCAGTAACAACACCAGTGGCAGCAGCTACATACATTGGATCCTCAGCTTGCTGAATGATATTCTCACCGGACATCATCCAATCAAGAGAACCCCACAGAACACCTTGCATAGCAGCACGACCGTTGACAACCTCAGCGAATCGTGCAGTCTTTAGCATACCGGTATCCAGGGCTCCCTTGACTGGAATCTTAGTGGAAGCGCGTGGAGTCTTCACATCTTTGACAGAGGAGGTGGTAGAAGGCTTAGGAGTGACGCGAGCACAAATAATAGAAGACATTTCTACATTGATGACGTAAGCAATCCTTAAGCCTATTAAAATAGTTTATTTAGATTTGGAAGATCTGGAAGATTCGGAAGATTCTCACTTTCTTTAATGAGGATCTTGTTCAAAATGTAAACTTGGATAGCTAACCCAATTCCGGTATAAGCTACTGTAAAGTTCATACCATACTTTCTAGACTGATAAATGAACCAGAGAGAGCTCGCGATGATACTCAATATGACAGCATTTTTAGACTTCTCGTCAACCTTTTCAGATTTAATCAAGTCCTGATACATCTGTATAAAACCAATACCAAACGCAACCGCGGCAATCACGTTATCTGTATTCATTTTTAATCTATACTAAGAATATAAAATGGATGCCATACTCGAAAAGTTTACCGGAAAGATTGATGCCAGGGAAGTTATCACTATAGTTGAAGAGATCAAGAGAGAATATCTCGGTGATGGACTCCAAAAGGAGGACATTCCCCCTATTGTTGCAAAGTTGATGATCAACGCCGCTAAGTTCAAGCAACTTGAGGGTCCTCAAAAGAAGAAGCTCGTCATCGCCCTCCTTTACCACCTCATTGAAGAGATTGATGAGGGTAAGGAGGACACCGAGTTTGAAACCCTCCTCAAAACAATGGTTCCACCCATTATTGATGGATTTGCCGGTATGCTTAAAGCTAAAAAGGCTGTAGCCAATCTCTTTTCCTGTTGTGTGAAACCAAATTAAGGATTTGGGCCACTAACAATGTAGTATGAAGTTCCCTCCTTTGGAGGTTATGATACAGTACGGAATTTATACTGTACGAGAACTTGATCGCTTTTCAAAAGGACTTGTCCCGAAAAAGAAAAACCTAAGTGTGCTCAACGAGTGTGAAAAGTGCTCGTTTGTGTTTCCAGGACCTATATGCAACAATTGCCAAGTATGAAGTATTGTACTGTCAGGAGTTGTATGTCTAGAGGACCTGAAGTTATAAGTAATAATCATATGTGCGCAGAGAGACAACTTATTCGCCGTCTTTACCGTGAATGTTTAAAGAAGGGGTATAAACCTCATCAATTTACAGAATGGCTACACCGTAAATATGGTCAGATGATTGTTTTTCGTAAAAACGTATATGGAGACGCTATATCATTACCATGTGTTTTATGCAGGAAAATGATAGAGCGGTACGACATATGCTGGTCAGCTCATGATGGAACCAAATGGGTTCATAGTAAAAAAACTGAACAATTACCGCCTTCATTGCCAACGGCTAAACAAAAAAGAATACTAGGTTTTGGGAGTGATGATGAGACCTAGAGCCGATTCCAAGTTATTATGACTTCGTTTGAGTGGCTTAGTTCTCTTTAGTTTTAGTGCGTTGTTAGATGACGTCGCATTCTTTATTTCATCCATCCTCTTTGTGTCTGAAATAACGGGTACTGTGTTATTTATCACCGGTGTAGTTTCAACCTTTTTGGGTTCATCTACATCCCTCGTTTGGTTTTCTCTAAATTCTTCTATCGTCATGTCACCACCAAACTCTTTTAGCATAAATCTATTTGGTGCGGGTTTCACGTGACCAAATTGATTGTACATCTTTTTACGCATCACTAAGATGTTTCCACACACGATACCACCTCTCGTGCATCCATATTTTTCTATAGCATGAGACTTTACACAACTCCATGAACAATAATTGCCAGCCGTGTAAAACTTGTTTCTACGATCATCGTATTTGTAAGGCATACTTAAAGGTATTCCCTCAAAGGAGTGACAACACCACCAACACCACATACAGTAATTTTTTATTAACTCTTTAAGTTCATCTTCTTTTAGAACCACTAAAAACTAACATTATTATGATCATACAGAGAGAACAAAGTGATACCGAACCCACTCCACCATATGTGAGATACCTTACATTTTTATCCTTCCACCTAAAACGTTTGGGAAAACGCGTAATAGGGAGTTTGTTGAGAGGGAACCTATCAAAAGGCGGTTGCCTATCTAAAGCTCTGTCCATGAAACTTTTATCTCTTTCCTCTGTCCACCAATCTGGGAATGTACGTATTCTATTCGGGTCATAGTTACACTTGACTGCAATCTGGGTATTTGAATGTGTACGTATGTCTATATCTTTACCACATATTGGGTAGGTGTCTGCACAGTCACTCTTAACATTTGCAGGAATATAACCGCTATCACACGACCTTGGTCTACAGTGCCCCTTTGTTTTGAGGATATTGTAAGACGCAACCTCTTCACCCTCTTCAAGAGCATCCCTCTCTTCTTTTGTACTGAAAGCCTCTTTGTTCTCCTCTAATACTTCATAGTATACACATCCAGCCGCATTTGGGTTTGTGAGACACACATTATTCTTCATGTTATAGCACATGCAGTGGATGTCTTCGGGTTTAGCTTTGCAGTACTTTTCCCATGTCTCATCATATTTATTTGTCAATTTCTCTTTAGTACATCTACGGTCACTTTTCATACGATTTTCGGCTTCTGTACCTAATGTTATACCAGTCACCGTATCTGATATATACTCGGGTCCATCTTCATTGAGACACCATTTAGACCTCAAAGTATTTGTTGCATCCCTATCCTCGCACGTCATACCGCCTCCGATCTGCTTTGTATAATTAGCCAAAGACTGACAATATTCATCGGCTAGATTTTCGTAATCAAATTGTCTCTCACACCCCGTACTTCTAATATACTGAAGTCCAACGTCTGTTAAGGGCATCGTTTGACGATTTGTTTTGTAATCTTCACCGTATTCTGCTATAAGTTGTCTATCCATCTCTTCACATTGATCTACTTCAACTGTGGGATAACTCGTTTCCCTGGTACAGTTGACAATACCTAAACCACATGCTGCCGCAGCTCCGGCACCTACCCACAAAGCCATGGTTATCTACTAATTGTGAATATTTTTATCGTCGTCTGAACCTAGTTGGTCCACTCGAATCACCACCCGAAGTCAGTAGTAGAAGTAGAAGTACGACACACATACAAAAACTCATACCAGAACCACCCACACCTATCAATTTGTTTGTGTCACCCGATGTGAGATCACTCACCGACATTGGTATGTATTTACGAGTCTGTGCAACCAGGTTTTCAGTGGGGGTTCCACCCACTATATTACCCTGTTCGTCAACCGGTTTACCACCTATATAGCATGTCGCGTCAATGGTAGACTCTGTTATACCCTCAGCTTGAATAGATTGACCACAAATCTGAATTGGTGCCGCACAATTTTGATTCGCGTTTTCTGGTATGTGTTTAGAACCGGTTTCACTCTCTTGACACACTAGACCGTAACATGGGGCGCGCCCAGACCAGGCAGTTCTAAAAGCTTCAGGGGTTTTCTCAACTAGGACATCGTATGACAAAGCCTTTTCTGCACACCCAGATGCATTTGGGTTGGTATCACATACATTGTTCATCACGTTGTAACACGAACACCATGGATCTGCCTGACCATCGGCTGTATTACAGTATGCATTAGCCAATTCAACCCATTTGTCATCCCCTAAATAGGTTCTCGTACACGCCGCGGATGATTTTATCTTATCGGTACCACCACAATACTGGTGGGCTAAAGCCTGACCCGCGTTTCTCTCTATACAAGTTCCCGCACTTCCACCCGGATCTTTTGTAAAGTTGTTTATATCCTCACAAAATTTGATTCTCTCTTGTTCTAACCACGTAGTTAATGTATTTGAACCTTTACAATTCGGACTTGTATTAAAACCTCTGAGATCTGCGTCACTCAGTCCAGACTGCTTATACGAATCACATGTAGGTCTGTTGTCAGGGGGTGGTGCTGGTGGTGGTGGATCTGGGACGAACGCACTCACTACAGGTATAGAGTTACCCACATCTTGAAAAAAAGCTTCGGCACCTCCTCCCATGATGATGTTTTAAATCTATTATGTACTGAGATTTTATTAAACGCCTGGTCAACTTTAATAAAATTGTGTACATAAATTTTCTGGGTATTTACAGAGTCTTCACGAGTTCCAAAAGTTCAGCCTTCTTGGCTTCAGTCGCGAGCGCTAGGATCTTCTCGAGCTTAGCCTCATCGTCGGTCATCTTCTTGGCCATACCATAGACAATGAATGGGTTAGGATCTTCACGGTTCTCCACATAGAGGACAATATCGGAAGCAGTGGCGGCATCCTCTAAGTTCTCAACTCGCCTGGACTTCATCATCATCCAACCCACAATCGCTAGGATAGCCACAACCAGAATGACCTGGTTGAGTTTAATCTTTTTGAGGTTGAGTTTCATTATACAATTCGGTAACATTTTTTTCTCAGTACAATTTAATAAAACATGGGAGGAGGTGGCACCCAAACCATCAGCCAACGCTTTAATCTGTCTGCCATCAACCAGAGTATATATGAACAAACTACTATAAATAAAAGTACATCTCTTGCTGCTCAGACGAACATTCAAAGTATGGATGTTCAATTGAGAAATGTCATAGGATGTGACGCAACCTTCATACAAAATATTAACGCTGAAGTGAGTTCTAGTTCCAGTATTGATAGTGTGCAAACAACCGCGATTAAGAATGCCATTACATCCGAGCTGACAGCGGCAGTCGGGGCGCAGATTGAAAAGGCTACGGAGGCGGGTAACTTTCAATTTGGTGACAAACAGAATGTGAACCAAAATGTTACACTAGAAATTCAAAACATTATTGACAACTCTGTAGTTACAGAGAACATTAACAGCGCTATATCGGAACAGGTGAGTATCCAAGACAAGTTAATTACCATTGATGGTATGGATTGTCGCGAGGGTGGTGGTATTAATTTTGAGCAGGACATCACGGCTCAAGTTGTAGCGGATGTTGTTACTAAAAATCTCACAGATGCCATCGCGGATAGCACTTTATTGAACCAGTTATCTGCTGCTGCCGATGCGTCTCAAAAGTCTGAGAATAAGGGTATTGCCGATATCGTTAGCAGCTTTTTTGAGGGTCTCACCGGTCCCATGAAGTACGCCTTGATCGCGTCTGTGGTGTGCTGCTGCATGGTTGTTGTTCTCGTTGTCGTCATGGGTCTCTCTCCAGCTGGTCAAAATGCCACCAGAAACCTAAGCAAGGCTGGTGCTTCCCGTCTCGGTGGTCGTCGCTTCTAAAATCCATTTGTAATAACTCCATCAACACCATACCTATACATATATTCCAACTCTTCGTCTTCTTTATGTGTATACGTATAAACCCTAATATCTTCGTTTTTGCAGTGAGTTATGAACTCGTGGTCTAGACACGTCCAATGGAGTACAACCGCGTTGAGACCCATGGTGATTAGAGGATATTCACTCTTGTGGAAGGTTGTCTCAAAAGTTGAACCTATTTTGAATTCAGATGGTAGACTGTAAATGATTTTACGATTGAAACTACAAAAAGTTACATTTTCTGTTGATTCCTTTTCATAAAACTTCTCAAGGGCTTTGACAACCCCCAAGTCCGCACCTTTTATGTCTAGAATTAGAAGTGTTTGTCGTATGTCAGGTAATTCTTCGTAGACATCTTGGAGTGTTATTATTCCCATCTCCTTTAACTGATCCAAACACATCTCCGAAATAAACTTACCTTTGACGTATACATCGTGGAACAGTACGAGCTCACCAGTCTCACAAAGTTGTACATCAATCTCAACTCCATCATATTCCCTATGAATTGCCTCCCTTATAGCTTCAATACTGTTATCCCTGTACTTTAGGGAATATCCCCGATGGGCTATACACTTCATTAACTTAAAGGTATATTTAAAGATTTATCTAATGA